GACATGCCCATCCAGCCTTGGCACATCATGCAGGCAGTGATGACTCACGATGAGTTCGTCGGGTTCCTCAAAGGCAACATCATCAAGTACAGCCTACGTGCTGGACGCAAGGACGGCAGTGGGCAGAAGCCTTGCACCTTGGTCATTCCACGGCAGTGTCAGGCGGTAGTGCTCGGCACGTACACGGGCTTGGAACTTGGTCAGTGCGTCCAACTCTTTGCACTCAGCAAACAAGTTCTTGTACACCGATGCCGCCTTCTTAGAGCCTGAATCGTTTGAAAAATGGAACGCCAAGCAGTACGGCAACCCGGAAGAAATAGGATTTTTGCAAGCCCTGCGAATTGCGTATTGCTCTGGGCAAGACAGTGTGTACGAGGCCGCAGCACAGCGGCAATGGGGTGGGCTGACGGACGATGAGAAGCTGGAATTAATTAGCGATGCCAAAGGGATTGGCGGTCGTGTTCGATCTGACGCGCAGTTGCTGGTACTGTTGGATATGCAAGAAGCCAAACTCAAGGAGAAGAACACATGAAAAGCATCATTGGATTTTTAGGCACTCTTGTGCTTGCGTATTTAGCAGGTGCGTTTGTAAACGCTGATTTCAATTCGTCTACATGGGGAGTGGCTGCTCGGGCATTTGTTGCGTTTGCGGGTATCTTTTGGGCGGCAGGAGTTGCTGCTGCACTTTACGATGAATAAGGAGAACACCATGAACATAGAAATTGAACGCGAGAAGTTGGAGCGCATGTTGATGCTGTTGGCTGTGGCAACTTTCCACACGCCAGCACTGCAAGCCGAGCGCACTGAACTCGTAGAGGCAGGACTTAAAGCCCTTGCAGCACCTGTGCAGGAGCCTGTGGCGTGGCTAGACCCTGCTGATGGGGCCATTATCAAAGCCCATGTGTTTAAAGACGTTTCACCACCAAAGGGCTGGAGACCTATCGGTTTTATTGATGCCCCACCCGCAGCACAGCGGCAATGGGTTGTGCTGACGGATGAGGAAATTGACCAAGGTTTGTGCCGCACTCCTTACGCCATGAAAACTGCTGAAGCATGGAGAGAGGGTGTTAGATGGGCTTATCACCAACTCAAGGAGAAGAACACACCATGAATATTGTCATTTATTCCAAAAAATCTTGCCCCAACTGCGTGACAGCCAAGCGGCTGCTGGACAGCAAGGGGATTGGGTACACGGAGATGGACACGGACGCTGTGTCTGGGTTGATTGAGACGCTTCTTGCGATGCACCCCGAAGCCCGACAGATGCCACAAATCTTCATCGAAGGCCAGCGTGTCGGTGGCTTGGCTGGACTGCAAGTGGCGTTGAAGGAGTTAGGGTTATGAAGATCATTAAAGACGAGATAGCCACACTCAAGCGTGGTCGCCGCATCACCCTTGAGCTTGCGCCGGGAGAGACAATATTTAACGTGCGAGAAGGCAACTACTACCGCCTTGGTGGTCAGGTAGATGACGTTGTCCACAGCCGCGTGCTCGCTGAGACACGGGGCGTGTACTGGTGCAGCATCACGCAGAAATGGGAGGACACATGAGCAAAGAAGAACCCCTCGCCGCAACAAAACTTGTGAACATCTTTGAGAACTCGACCATTACGTTCGTGCCCATCCCAGACAAGCCAGCACGCGGGGTCAAGGGCACGACACTGCACGACGACAAGTTCGACAAGCTGGCTAAGTTTGACCAAGCCCTGAAGGTGCCAGAGCACGAGTTCGGCGGCATGAGGAAAGCATTGCAACGCTACCTCGACAACAAGGGCCTACGCAAGAAGGTGTCCATGCGACAGAAGAAAGACTACAAGACCAAGAGCTATACGATCTGGCTTGTCAACGAACCACCACAGGTAGTGATACCAAGGAGCAAGAAATGAACTGTAACTGCCACCCCGACTCGCCCTTCCATTGGGCGCACAACCCACGGCCCAGTATCTTCATGAAAGACCACCAGTTCCGTGCCAAGGGGGAATCCGGGATGACGACATCACAGCTGGCGTCCGCCGTTGTGGAAGACCAGCGCAAGGAAGGTAAGATGACTGGCTCGATTGCAAACCTCGGCCGAGCAACCAAGGAAAAGGAGCTGGCACTGATCGCATACAAGCAGTTCGGCATCTTCAGCCGCGCCAAGCCCAACGTCAAGCCCTCCCCCAACAAACACGAATTATGAGAACCTTTGCAACGCAGTCAGTGCGTACCCTGCTCAGGGCCAATCCTGACGGATGGACGTCGGCACAATAGCCAACCACCTTGACCGTGAGCCGCACAGCATCCGCAAAGTGCTCCTCACAATGCCTGACGCATACATCGACAGATGGACACGCTTCGGCGGCGCAGGCAGACCCAGCGCCATATGGTGCGTAGTTGTACCCCCAGCAAATTGCCCAAGACCAGACGCTAAACGAAAGAGAAAATCATGAACATTGAAATGCAACCCAACGCCGACGACATCCAGATCAGCGGCAACCACTACAAAGACATGCCCATCCAGCCTTGGCACATCATGCAGGCAGTGATGACTCACGATGAGTTCGTCGGGTTCCTCAAAGGCAACATCATCAAGTACAGCCTACGTGCTGGACGCAAGGACGGCAGTG